GTAGTTTCCATGTGGAACGAAGTTACGGGGAAGGTATAGAATCCTGTCAGGATTTGTATACCCCCAGGCGTGAACTAACCTCATACGGGTTAGGCGCGCCGGTCCACCATTCAGGGCTGTGTGCCCCGTTGGCGAACTCCCGGATGCATGCATTTACTGTATGCAAAATGGGCTTGGTGAGTGGGTCCCCCATAAGGACCCCTCTTACCATTGTGAATGAGCGCTCCTTTTCGGAGTCTGTCTCTTCACCGAGGGTACTCAGTGGCCCAGTGCCACTAAAGTAGACCCTTCTTTGGGTAAAACATGCGGTTAGCACTATTACCCTGAGGACCTTTGGAATTCCGCATTGGATCATCCATTGGTCTCCGATTTCACGAGCCAATTCATGGCTCATATAGTCGGTTGCGGTTTCGTAATCCGTTGAGGATACGAAAACGTCGGCATAGTACTCAGTTTCATCTGTGTACGAAGCCAATCGGTCTATATCTCGGGACTCGAGATGGAAGACCTGTTCTTTATTCTCTTCTGTAAAGAAGGTTTTAAAGAAATTCCATCCGTGGTGAGATTTCCCCATTCCGGATGAACTGCTTCTTAATCCTTTGGCCAAGGGTTCAGAAACAATATGGTTGATAAAGTCCATCAAGACTTTAAGAGCAACCTTTCCTTTCGTGACGATCCGGGATTTCCCCGGTTCCTTCACGGTTACCAGTTTCACTGAGGCGATTTCCTCAGGTGACTGGTGTAGCACCACATCTAATGAGCTCCAGAAGATGTGCTGCCCCACGGTCAAGTCTCGAGAATCCTCGAAACTTGTAACCTTTCCGGTATCCAGGTCCCTGATTGGGACACTGATGCCGGTGTGATGCGTGTAGATCAAATCATTGATCGCAGCGATTGATCCAAGCTCCTTGCGGGTGGTTTCCCAGCAAGCAGCTGTAGTTACTGTTAAGGCTGCCTTGGTAGCCAAACCAGTAAAGTTTTCCTTAGGGATGGATTGTATAACCCTCCTACAGGAATTCCGAACAACAAAACGCTTGAATGCGTCCATTGGTTCGGAAGGCGTAGTGAATATGCGGATTGCTTTCACTTTCGCCTTTAAAGACACGATGGGTGGTGGAGTACCACACCCCCTTGTCTGACGGAGTATTGAGAAGGCGGCGACCTTCTGTACATCCGGATATCTCGTTACTTCATGGAAGATTGCCTTGAAGTACGAGAGCCAGTTATACTGGATAACAGGGCTTTCTTGGTTTAAGTAAGCCCTCTTAACTTCTTTCCGAACATCTTTCAGCTGTTCGTAAAAGAATTTGGTGTCTAGGTTAAAATCCTTAACCAATTCACCATCGTAGAACTCATCTGTTATTAGATGAGAGACTGCGTGGAGTATGAACATGTCAAACTTTTGCCATGTCCATTTCTCTTCTGGAAATGTTAGGTACCGTTGTACAAACATTCCATTACAGGTCTTTAACACCTCGATGAGGCGATTAGACCTACTATGACGATCCCGGATTAACCCCGGGTCGGCATATACCTTTCCCACATGTGACTTTGGCCACAATGGGTCGGGTTTGCCTTTCAGGAGAGCGGAAACTCTCCTTAATAGCCAGCCA